TTCAGATCGCCTGCCTGCACCATCGGTGGAGCCGTGCCGAACGTTCCGCCAATCAAAGCCAGATCGTCGGTTGCTGCGGTTCCGGGTAGATTAGTGTGGAATGCGTCCCAGATCCTGAGCGATGCGAGATTTACCGGGAACCGCACCAGCGGATCCTGAACGAGAATCGATTCACGATTCTGAGCCGTCACGGCAGTCGCCGAAACCGTCAGAGATCCTTGAATTTTGGCGTTCCCTGAAACATTCAGCGTATCGGTCGAAAGTGGCATGTCCTCACCTTTTTTGAAAATCAATCACCGCGATCAGCCATCGGGCCGCAATCGCCAAGCATGAAATAATGTCCGCCCACCGGAAACGCGATTCCGAACGTGTCTATTTCGTAGGAGTCCGATTCTGAGTGGTTCCAGACTTCAATCTGTTCTTCAGTCTCAACGTATTCCTCGTCCTCTTCGTTCCAATCGCAAATCGTCGCCAGTGCTTTCGTTGGTCCTGTCTTTGCGTTTGTCGCGACGTCCAAAGACTCATCGAGAATCACGATCTTCGGCCCGAATGCCCTTCCCGGTTTTCGCGGAATCGGATCAAGCATCTCACGGCTGCGCCCGCTCATTCTGCGGACGTTCAGGATCGTGCCGCGAATCTGCTGATCGTATTCAGGAGTAATTCCGCCAGCGGCCATCAGTTGACCCCCGGCAGAATGGAAAAGTCAGCTTCTTCGTACTTTTCGATCTCGAGGAACACCACTGTATCTGGTCGGGGATCCGCAATCACAATGCCGTCAGTGTCGAGTGGCACTGGGTCAGATGGTTCTGAGCCGTCTTTCAGCACGATGGTCTTTTGTGCGAACTCCGCACCCAATGAGCCTGGCACCTCAACTCGCTGCCGAAACCCGGCATTGAGCGGAACACCCTTGTGTGAGTCTCGCTCATCAATCAGCAGTTCGTAGGTAAACTCGTAATAAGCAATGTCGTTTCGGCGTTTCACTTCGCTCAGGAAATTGCTGCCGAAGAATACTCGAGCTTTGTTCGTGCCGATGAACCAGTTGCCAACAACGATCGGCGAATCATTGACTTTGTTTCGGAGTGCCACAACAGCCGCTTCAACGCCTGAGTCAACAGCAACGTTTGCAGTGACGGTGAGCCCGATTGTGTTGTCTTCGATTGACTGTGCAACCGGATCGCCGGCAGTGTTTAGAATCGCTTCATCGTTGCGATCCTTATGAATCGCTCGCTCACGGCTGCCGCCAGTCGGCTTTATGATTGGCAGATCGAGCAGTGGGTTTTCGTCAGTCGCCTGTTTACCCTCTTTTGTGTTCTCGTCAGACCAATCCGTCGAGTATTTGTAAACGCCACCTTCGATCTGTTCACACTTTGCCATCCGGCATGTGGCGAGAGGCCAGAGCGAATTGTAGGCCGCGTAGTTGACTCCCTCGAATGGCAGGACAAACAGCCCGGCAATTCGAGAAGGAGCCATGTCAGCGATACTCGGCGAAATGGTCGTTTTGAGAGTCCATTCCATTTGAGCAGTGAAGACACCTTTGCCTTTCTGCTCAGTCCATTTCGTAAGTTCGTATCCGATCGCTGTCGCTGGCATTAGACCGCACCGAATACGACGGAAGAACCGCCGCCCTGCACGAGTTTCGCCAGATGCTGATTGGTCTTTTTCTGCTCGGACAACTGCTGGTTCCCGAGCTTGTCTCGGCCTGCGAAGATTGCGTTCAGTGCTCCCTGTGATCCACGGTCGAGCGAGTCAACCATGAAGTTCGTCCGGCCGCTGCCTTCAGCTCCTTCTCCTGCCGTATCGCCTTCACCGCCTTGACCTGTGCCACCGCTTTTCAGGTCCGGATTGATTGCTGGCATTTCATTCTGTTTTGTATCCAGAGCGACATTGGCCTCTGCGTTAAGCTGGTCAAAACTGTTGGCGAGTTGCGTTCCCAGCGTTTCGCTGTGATCCTGCATCGACTTTTCGAGTTCTGTCATCGCCCGTTCTGGGACGTTCGGCAATTCCGAAAGCGTTGATTTGAAGCCATCGAGCAACGGCACCCAAGACAACGCTAGCGATTCCGTGCCACCGGATTTTATCCAGTTCCAGATTGCCATCATGTTGTTCTTGATGTTCGTTCCCATGTTCACGATGATGGCCCCGACAGCAGATCCCATATCGCTGAAAATGTTCACGAAATTATCTGAAAACCATTGTGCGTAAGCTGGCATGGTGTCAGTAAGCCAGTACGCGATGTCATTGAATGCAGTGACGGCAGTCAGCGCGACCAGATTGAATGTGAATTTCGCAATCGGCCAGAGGTTCATAAAGAACCACTTAAACTTTGTGAGCCACTCCATCGTTAGTGCGATGATTCCTGAAAACATGCTTGACGCATCAGAGAAGATTCCGCCAAACAATCCGGACAACACTCCAGACAATCCAGTAAAGATTGATTTGACCATTTCCGCAAATTGCGAAATCAATGGCACCACTGCACCGATCCCGTTCTTCACAGACTCAGACCAACCAACGAGCATCTGCAAAAACGGCTTTCGGGCTTCAGTACCAGCACCCATGAGCGTTCCCAGAGCCTGCATCATGTTATTCTTAATCGTCGCTAGCATGCCGCTGGTGGTGTTGCCGAGCGTTTCCAGCGAGCCCGCGTAAATACCCTGCCCTTCCGTTAAGTGAGCCAATGCGGCATCCATTTCTGGAACGCCGATTTTCCCGTCGGAGATCATCTTCTTCAAAGCTGCTCCGCTCTGACCTGTGGCCGCTTCGAGAGCGTGGTAGATATCAATTCCACGCTCTGCCAGTTGGTTGATTTTGTCCTGACCGAACGATCCTTGATTGGCTCCCTGCTGATAGATTCGCGTCAGGTCTCCGAGTTCGGTCGAAGTCGCTGCAGCGATCGTTGCGAGCTGTTCCGTCTTGCCCTTCAGGTCGATGGCCGCAACACCAGCCTTGAATAGCAGGCGACCAGAGTTCAGTACCTCATCGTTGTCAAACAGCCCGACGGCTTTTGAGTTTTGCAGCGAGTCGACGACCGCCTTTCCCTGTCCGACGTCTTTCAACATCACGCCGAAGACTGCCTGATTCTTTTCCGTGGCCATCGCGACCTTGGAACCGACTCCCAGCATGGCAATGCCCACACCTGCAAGAGCCGTTGCAGCCAGTGCGGTTTTACCGGGAATTGACGCGATAGAATCACCCATCGATCGAAACGCCGAAGAGCCGGCACCCATCGCTGTTGAGCTAACCTTGCTGATCGCAGACGCTGCGGTTCCGGCGGCCGACTGAACGCCCCGCAGCACGATTCCCGCTCGCTGGCCAGCAACTGCGACCCCATCAAGACCGACCCGTGCCGCTTTGGCTGGCTGAACAAGACTCCAGATTTTCTGACCAACCCAGACAATCGGAGTTGCCGCCGTCCTGATCATCTTCAGAGCCGTGGCTGTGAAATATGTGGCATGCGAAAACGCTCGAAAAGCTCGTGTGCCGAGCTGCAGCCCACCAGTCAACGGTGGAAGGTTTGCCCGAAGTTCCTTGAACTCCCCACGGCCCTTCTGAATCGCCATCGATACAGCGTGAATCGGGTGAGTCAAAAACATGTAAGCTGACCGCATCATATTGAGCGATCCAGCCGCAAACTTCGATTCGAACACCATCAGCCGAGTCGGCAACAGAGCGTGATACGCTCCACGTGCGTAGAGATCCGCCGACGTGCCGGTTTTCTGAAATGACCCGGTTGCCAAAAACGCCAGATTTCGAGCACCGATTGCCGCCGCTCGAATTGAGTCGTTGGACTTGTCGACGGTCTGTGCTACACGTTCGGCCGCTGGAGCAACCACATCCATTGCACGCTTGAGGAAATCAACGGCGGTTCCGGTTGTCGGGTATATTTTTGCCACCCGATCAAGTGCCTGTCGTTTCGTCTCAAACGATGCAGCAATTTTCGATACAGTGGCCTGCATCGAATCGCCGGCACCCATCACCTGCCCCATGCCTTTGGCGATGGCTTCCAGAATTTTCGGAGCGCCCGCAATTGTCGCGTCACCAAATCCTCGGATGGATTCAACCCCGCCAGCCAGTTTCGTGCTGATATTCTGAATCAGACCGGGTAGCGTGTTCAGTGCAGGATTGACGGCCGGAGCCGCCAGCCCGATTCGGAAGCGATCGAGAGAACTGATTGTCACCTGCGTTGTGGTGTTGATGCCGGTGATGGCATTTTTCGCCGTCGTCATTGCACCCGTGACGCGATCAATCGCAGCAACTGCGAGCGCCGCAGACGCCAACTTGACCATTTCAAAACCGCCGGACGCCTGCGGAGCTTTGATCTTCTGTGTGACGGTATCGACAACGACCGTCTGAGCGGCCGCCGCCGCTGCCTTCGTCTGTTCTGTGAATCGTCGCATCGTCTCCGTGGTGTTCTTCACATCACGATTGACGTACAACCAGTATTCACTGAGATCAGTCGAGGCTGACACAGCGGTTTCAAGCCGCTGGTCCATCCGCTGCAACTGGCTGTCGAGCGTATCGATCGAGCGCCCGATTGAGCCGAGACCAGCCAAAAGCAACTCGGAGTTTTTGACCGGCAAAGAGCCGGAAGCCGCGAGCCGCATTGTCGCATCGTTGAGCGCGGTGTAAGCCGGGGCAAGACTCTTCACGCTCGTCTCGACTTGATTGAGCGTCGTGAGTGTCTGCTTCAGGTCTTTGAGCGAGTCGCTAAGATCGACATCGAGCGAAAACTTCAGATCGTCGATGTTTCCGCTCATGGGGTTTCACCTGCCATCGTGGCTCGAATCTTCTTCAGAATCGAGGTTGCTTCACTGTCAGGAGGGTCATCATCGAAGTGCAACATGTACTTCTTCGGTGAGTGATCCTCAGGATGCTTTTCGAGCTGTACGCTTACATTCCAGAACGTGTCTAATGCCTGCCTGATATCGTCTCGCTTTGTGCCAAATGGTCTGATTCGATAAAACGCCAACCAGTCAGCGAGTTGTGCATATGTCAGTCGTTCGTTGAGATAATCCGGGTGTATCGAATCAGCACCACCGACCCCGAGAAGGCAGAGTTCCATCAGAACCTGCGTCACGAAGTCGGATTTGAGTTTTTTTCCGCGTCGTCTACCTGCTGCGAGAAACTCTTTGCGGCCGACTTGTTGTTTGCTTTGCCAATAAGAGTCATCAGGTCCGTGAGCAGCTCAACCGTGAGTTCGTCCATCAGCGGATAGTTGGCTTCGAAGATCGGGTTCCCATCTGCGTCGACTACAGATCGCTGAATCAGTTCCCCTCGTGCTTTGTCGCCTTCCGCGCCGTCCTGAGTGGCGAGTTCACCGAGTCGGCGAATGATCCCGATTGGCAACTGCTTGATTCTGACCAGTGTTTCAGGATCGCTCGGAAGCGGAAGCGTTTCGATTTTACTGACGATCTGCCGTGCCAACTCTCGCCCGAAATACTGCGTCATTCGTTGATTGCCTTTTGAAGTCTCTGAATCAATCTCTGTTTCGCCTTCGGCCTGATCGCTGCCCAGTTCGTGCGAAACATCCTGTGTGTTGTGGTTCTGGTTCCCGGATACTCTTCCGAGAAATCAAGTTCGACCGTAGCGGAAGTCCTTCCGCTACGCTTTGCCTTTGCCGCTCGTCTGGTCTTTTGCCGGTTTGGTGGTGTTCTCGCTCGAAGTTCCTCCACCACCGCCTGAGCTTCCTGCATCACTGCTGCTTGCACTCTCGTTTCCAGTCGCTGGATCCACTCCCGAAAGTGCATTGGCTTTCTGCTCCTCTGCCAATTTCAGGTCAACAGCGTAGGCTTTTTCGAGCTGCGACAAGTGCCGCTGCTCTGCGTCTGATAGTTTTGAAGTCTTGGCTGCAGTCCTCAGCAGAAAGATCTGCTCAGTGATCGCTTTGCGGCCGGGATCCCCGACGACTTCAAAAAACTTCGCCCGGCACTCGTCGTCGTCAGGGACGGCGAGCCCCTTGACGCACAATCGCCAGCAGTCAGGGCAGGAAAGCTCCTGCCCGACTGGCATGACGATGAATTCTGGCACGTCATAAGGTTGATTTTCTGCCGTTGCGGCGCGTCGCTTTGCAGCAGAGAAAACCGGATTGACTGCAAGCCCTTCAACCGTTCGAATCGCCTTCATAACTCAATCAGCTTTCTGGCAGGTCAACCAGTTCTGTGATAACCGCTTCAAGCTTCCCAGTGATGACGGCAGCAGCCTTCAGTGTCACCGGAAACTTCGTGATGATGTACTTGACTGACACCGTCTTCCCGGAGCCGCCGAGCTTCACCGCTCCCACGACTTCGGTTCCGTTGTTGTAAGCGGTGACCACTTTCTGATGAACGGAGTCCGTCGGATCGTAGGCAACGACGTCAGCGGAAATTGAACCTGTCCCACGAACACCGGTTGGCACCGGCACCTCGTAAGTCATGTTCACGCCAAGCAGCGAGTGAATCTTGTTTTCACCAAGATCCACTTCGATGTTATCGAGGAATGGAATCTCAGTGAGTGTTGACGTGATCGTGATCTGTAGCTCTGTCGCCAGAGTTTTCTGAGCAACTGCGGGCATCGGAGTTTCCTTTTGAAACTCCGTCGTGGACTACGAAAACACAAACCTCTGCCGGGGAGAATTAGCGGGGGCAGCTGGCCAGCTGACACCCCGCCTCCCACGACGGAGACAAAACTTTCACTCTGCAGCGTACGGAATCTGATTCCCGTGAAGGTCATAAAGATTCGATTGCTGTTGCTCGTCAAACTTCCGTCTGATATTGAATGTCGTGAGCCCGTTCTGATCAGTGCTCTGTGAAAACGTGTAGTAAACGTGCCCACGAATCAGAGCAGATCTCACAACACCATTTGGATTGATCTTTCCTGAGAAGTCTGCAGTGCGAACACTGAGACGCCCTTCAATTTCAACAAAACCTTCTCCGGCGGATGTCGCATCATCCAGATCGACGATTGCCGAGACTTTCGTTTCGGAATCATCGTCACCGTACAGAGTGACCGTTTCCCCGTTGTGGCGAATCGCCAGCGGAGTTCCGACCACTGCTGCACGGCGAGAAAAGGCGCTGCTCATGTTGTTACGTTGCCGATCAGGCCGTTGCATGCTGTGTGCAATTCGACCTCGTCAACGTCATGACGAACTCGAACAATGTCCGATCGTTTGGACTCGTCACGGTAGGTTTCCACTCGACCGTCGAAACTTGAACCGTCACCGGCCCAATGAAACACTCGTCCCGCACATGGTTCGCGGAAGTCAGCGGTTTCAGCAATTCGGCCGATCCAGCAGTATTCGTCGGACCAAATCGGAGACAGGCTGATCGCCGCTCCTTCGTTGGCGACGTTTTTGGTTCCGCCGGCAACGAGAATGTTTGGAATGTCGAAAACCTGCTGCAGAGCCTGAATCGTGATGTTTCCGGCGCGAGCGTCTTGGAATCCCTGATACTTCACGCGATCAACGATCTGCGCACAGTTCCGGAGATTGCGGAACACCTTCCGATTGATCACCATGGCATTCGGCCACAGTCCGGACGCTGCATACAGCGCCTGAACCTTGGCCTCAACATCAGCAATCGGAGTGGCGTTCGCGTAGTCGTCCCACTCGTTTGTGATGTTCGTTGGACTGTAAGTCGACGCATTGAAAATCAATGCGGCAACCCGCTTTTCCTGATTCTCAATTACCGCTCGCATCGCTCGGGCTGTTGCGATCACTTCAGCGTCGAAGTAGTTCGCATACATTGCCTTTTCACGATCGTCGATCTCTTCTTCGGCCCCATGCTCTTCTGTCGCATAGGTAGCCGTTTCAAATTTCCACTGGCCGCGATTGTAGCCAGACCCCGGAGCTCGCTTTGTTTCGCGAGTCTGCAGGAGCTGCTCAATCGGGATCTTGCCAAAGTTTCCGGCCTGGCTTGCCACCTGAATCACTGGCATGACTCGCTGGCCGATGAAGCCTGCGGCATCCATCATCAAATCAAATTCTTCAAGCGATGCTGCCAAGTCTGGCCGCTGCGTTGAAAGTGCTGCACTTGGAGACGGCATTTCAGAGGTTCCTTATAACCTCCGTCGTGGATTTCAGATTGATCAAAACTCTGTCGAGGGAGATTGCCGGGCTGGTAGCTAGCCAGTGTTCCCGGCCTCCCACGACGGAGACAAAGAAAACCAGATCACGCCGCTGTGTCGCCGTGATTATTGTAAAGAACCTCGATGATGTCGTTTTCTGCACCTGCTGCAGTCAACGCGATACCAACCTGAAACGAAGTCGTTTCGGCTGTGTCCTGAATTTTTCCACCGGCCTCTGTGTAGAGGCGAGCTCCGATCGCGATTGCTTCCTTCGCAATCATCTTGTGAGTACCGGGAGCACTCGACAGTTTCACGTTCACGATGTCACCAGATGCGAATGCAGCATTCTGGGCAGTGCCGATCTCTTTTTCGGCGAGCCCTGCAGCTGCAACAGTTCCATCGGAAGCAACCTTCACGCGTGCGAACTGCGAAATCGCAGCGGACGCCGTGAAAGCCTTAAATCCGTTTGCGTTCATCTCAGCCATTTCAGAAAATCCTCAAATTGAGTGTATTGATTGAAAATCGCAGCAGCCTGATCAGTTCGTTGCAGCCGCCTCTTCGAGCATTGCTGAACGAAGTTCCGGCTGACGTTTGTTGACTGCAATCACTGCAGCAGATCGCGACAAGCCCCGGTCCTGTTCAGCTTTTACAGCCGCATTGAATGCCGTTCGAGCGTCACTGGAACCGGTTGCCGACTTTGGAGCCGTGCCGACTGATGGAGCTCCCTTCAGCTTTGAGCTTGCAGCAGCCTTCAGTTCGACGATCTCAGCAGCCTGTGATTCAACGGTTGCCTGAGCAGCCTTGAGCCGACTGATGAGCGTCTCACAGTAAAGTTCGTTCGCGTCTGACACAGTCATTTCATCGCTGAGACATTCAGTAATGAACTGCGCATCATCCGCACACTTTGGATCGATCCCCGGACAGGCCGCGACGATCTCTCTGTAGGTTGCGGCCTTTGGGGCTGCTGTGGTCTCCGACATTGTCGCCGGTCCTTTCTGGGGTACTCTGGAACGCAGACCTGCGACAACCTCGTCAAAGGTCTTGATTCCGTCAATGAGTTTCAGTGATTGAGCTTCCGCCGCCGTGTAGGTGAGCCCGGTGACCAATTTCTGAGCCTGATCGATCGACAGTTTTCGACCCGTGGAAATGCCTGAAGTGAACTCTGCCTGAATCGCGTCGATCTGCTTTTGCCATTCCGCAATCTGAGCGTCTGTGATTTCCATTCCCGGAAATCCGCCGCCTTTGAACTCACCGGCCTTCACGACAACCGCTCTGATACCTTCGTTTTCAAGAGCCTTCGAAACGTCATAGAGCCCCATGAACGTTCCAATACTGCCGATCATCGCGGTGGCATTATTCGCAAAAATCTCATCAGCCTGAGAAGCCACCCACATTGCAGCAGAGCAGCAAAGGTCTTCGACGAATGCAACGGTCGGTTTCGTTGTTTTCGCCACTTCAGCCGCAAGGTCTGCGGTTCCCGAAACGGTTCCTCCCGGAGAATCGATCCGTAACAGAATTGAGCTGATTGATGGATCTTTTTCCGCCTGCCGGATCGCTTGTCTCGCTTCAACGGTGCCACCTCCACCCAGAGATGAACCGGCCTTCGTCATCGTTCCCTGAATGTCGATGATGGCGATCGATCCGCCTTCCAGAACGCTGAACCGCTGATCTGAAAGGCCAATCACGCGAGGCTGCTGTGATGCGACATGAGCCGCAAGATTCATTGAGTTCACTCGGTCGAGCAACTGGCTGAATCGCACCGGCTCGACACACCATAAGCCACCGTAATTGTCGAGGTTCACCGCGTTAAGCTGCATTTCTGGCTGCTCCTCTTTGTGGTGTGGCAGTGCCGCCGAACTGATTCGGGTCAGCACTCGCAGCCAGTTGAATATTGAGTCCCTGAGGAACCGGCATTGCTAGAAGTTCTCGCCATGTGACTTTTTCTGAGTCGTCAACCGCTTCCTGATTCAGAATGCGAGCCGCATCACGGCACAATGTGTAAATCGTCACGTTGTCGTTGACGATTTCCGGCATGAGCTCGTCAAAATCGAGCCCACGCTGCCCGAGCAGATTCCGAAGTGAATTCAGCAACCCGGCAACGGCAGTGATATCAGCTTGGGCATCCTGAAGCGGATTGATGTAAGGCCATGCCGGCCGCTTCCACGCAGTCTTCGTGATATCAACACCCTGCTGAGATGCCCATGTTCTCAGTTCGGGGTACTGAATCACCCACTGCGACACCTTCCACTTCCAGACCCGACTGTGAAATTTATCGATGAGGAAATTCTGAATCCGGCGGAAGCCAGTCCGAGCCTGATCCATCGCCCCGCGCCAGCCGCTGAAATTGCTTTCAGAAGCATCGAGCAGGACGGCTTGCAGCGGAAGATTCAGATTTGCAGAGATCGTCTTCAGGATCTTCCATGCCTGTTCAAAATACTGCGGACTCGGAATGTTCGGCGAGAACCCTTCAACGGATTCCCCGATCTCTGATCGGATCTCCATTCCCGGAGCGATGTTTTCTGATGTCCGTGTTCCGTCTGAGCTTCGATCACCGTAAGCCCCGCCATTTCCGAGCGGACCTTGCTGAGTTCGTCGACGAATGATCGCAAAGCAGCTTGCAATCTGCTGCCGAACGAGATTTGCGAACTCGATGTCATCGTGCATGCCGAGTTGATCAGCTACACGAGCGAAAACTGAGACGCCACGAGTCTGTGAAACTCGCTTCGGATCGAACACATGGAAGACCTGACGGAGTCCGTCTTCATCACGCGCATCAATGGGGACAGTGTCCGAAACTTTTCGGAGTGTTGCTTTGTAGTCGAGTTCGTCTTTTGAGAAGTAGTACCGCTCACTGCGACGATTCAGGTTTTTTTCGATCCCGAAGATGATGTTTTTCTTGGAGTTCGTCGGTGTTCGGCACCGCTGAGCCTCCATAATTTCGAGAGCGCCGGACTGATTTCCGATCGGTAGGATGTCGCCAGCAACCAGACAGCCACGAAGAACGACCCGCTCAAGCTGGCTGAACGTCATTTCTCCAGCCATATCACAGGCATCTTCGTTTGATGCCCACTCACTCCAAAGCCGTTTCAGCAGCATATCGGCGTTTTCGTCGCCGGTGTCCGGGTCTGGCTGCAAACCTGAGTCATGCAGAACGTTGTCAATCAGTCGGTCAACGCACATTCCCGCAAAACAGTCGTTGCGGTCGAGATCGTTGGCGTACTCGATGGCGTAGAGCCATTCCGCCTCATTGCGGAAATGGTAGTCACCCGTCGTGCCAACACCGGAGACGCCTTTTCGTGGTCTACGAAATCGGCCGTTCGATTTCGCGATTTCGTAATCGGCCCGAAGACCGGAAAGCGGTGTTTTTGCCGTCGTGGCGATCATCGGAAGTCTCCGAATGCCAGATGGCGGACACTTCCAGAGACCGTTGAACTATTCGCCGCGAGCCACTGCTGAGCAGCATCAAGTTGACGCTGCCACAACTGCGGATCGAAGGTCATGTTGACGGACGACTGAGACCAGTTTGAAGGATGGAGCACAAGCAACGCGCGACAAGCCTGAATGAAGAGCTTGCACGACACCGTAGAGTCAGCGTGATCGTACCCGAGATTGTCGAGGTACTGACCGACGATATCCTGTTGAGTGGAATGTGCGTTGATTGCCATGCCCGCACGTTATCAGTGCAGGCTGAACTATTTTTTAGGAATCGCAATTCCGGAAAAGCGATTCAGGAAACAGGAACAGCATCAGCGAAACGCTCACAAAGCCACACAATCGACTTCGCAACGCTCGGGCCGATCACAGTACCATCGGAAAGCCGTTCTTCTCGCTGATCGAGCGTAAGAGACAGCCGCTTGATCGCCTTTCTGGCTTTTTCCGTCAGGTCGAGCTCCGGCCGTGATGGAATGTAGCCGCCATCGAGGTCAATCAGTTCTCCGAAACCGAGATTGACCATGATTTCTTCAGTTGGCGGTTTTGCTTCCGGCTTTTCAGCCCTCACCACCTCCGGTTGAGACTGTGGAACTGGGGATACAGTGCTTTTCGGCCCTGTCGGAAGCTGTGGACGTGATTTTGCCGTCGTGTTCATCATCGATTTCCTACGAAAAACGCTCGCCCGTCAGGCGTTTGAAGTGATTGCGATGCCGGAGACTGCTGCGCCTGCATCAACTGTTGAGTCAGTGCCACCGATTCGAGCACTGATTTTGCGACCAAATTCCCGACGTCGTTGTCGAAAAAATGGTTGTGACCATGCCTTTTCCAGAGTGCTTTGCCTGTTTTGTGATCGATTTCGAAGCGTTCGTTGTTCAACTGAGCCGCGAATTCGTTGTGATACTTTGGATCTGACCCGAACAAGGTCACCGAACCATTGAGCCGGATGTTTTCCGCATCACTCGGCGTGATCTGATACGACCCATGCGAGAGATGCTTGAAGTGATTCGGGTCAAAGTCGACCACCCAGAGTGACTGCTCCGCGTTTCCGGTGACATAGACCTGCCGTGAGTAGTACCAGGGCGCACCGGTCAAAGAAGGCTCAACGTCTTCCGTTGCATTCTTCCGAGCCCAGCTCGAAAGACCCATGGAAGCCTGCCATTCAGGACCACAGGACAGAATGAATTCGTAGACCGCTCGCCGGGGGTTCTTTTTCTTTTGGTTGCCCTGATATCCGCAGTCAACAAGCACTAAAGTCGGGTCACAGTTTCGTTCAATGATCTCCCGAACCCGGTGAAGGCCCTGAAGAATCGCTTCTTCCGGCCCGATCAAGTCCGGCTGCTCGGTTGCTGTGGCTCCGTAGGCGATGACATCGCGAATATTCTTCGGCCCGTGAGCGTTCACGCTCCAATTGAGCACCCTCATTCCAACGTCAATATGAGCAGTGATCCACTGGCACCAGTCCGGCAGAACCCACTGTGCACGACCGTTGCACCGGCCCTGATACCCCGGAGCCGAGCCACGAACGACGGCAATCGTCAATGGAGTGCGTTCAACGTTGTCATCATCCGCCGGAATGCACCAGACCTGCTGTTTCAGAACGATTTCCGCAGCCTGCGGATCTTCCGAATGAGCCGCAGCCCACTCCTGCATGCCGAGAAGAGCAATCGGAGTGAGTAGATTGTGAAACGCCGACCAGCGGAACCCGAGTGTGTCTGTCTTTGGTGGCTCCCCAATGATCTCACCATCTGGTGAAACCTCTTGACCGCGATGAACCAGAACAGAATCCTGATTCATCCGGACCCGATCGGCCTCATTCAGCAACTGGCCGCACTCCGGACATGAAAACGCAGCTTTCTCACCGGCCTCGATCTTTGTTTCCGCTTGATCCCAACCGACCAACTGTTCCCGCTCTGGCGCGACCCATGCCGCACAGTGGACACATCGTGACATGATCCGTGAGCGAGTGCCGGAATGATATTCCTTCCAGGTGAATCCTGATTTCGTCGTCAGTGTGCATTCGAAGAAGTTCTTTGCCTCGAGGCCATGAGCTCGTGTTCTGCCTTCCAACTGGTCAATCTTGTTCTGACCTTCCTTCGATGACGCCGATACCTCATCGATTCCATCGCTTTCGGTGACGATCAGGATTTTTGCCGTCGCCGACGCTCGCTGCTTGTCGTTTCCGCCGCCACCCATGAAACGGAGCGTCCGGCCGTTGCCGAAAACGACCAGAACAGGCTTTCCGCCCTGTGATCCGGAGCCCCGTTTCGGCAGAAATCGAGCGTATTGGCTCGCTGCAATGATGGGTTTGATGTCCTTTTCCCACTTGTCACCGGCCATCGTGAGATCCGGCAGACCGACAATGACGTCCTCCTTGACCTCGAAAAGGTAGTAACAGATCAGCATTGCAAAGGCGTGAAGCGATTTTCCGGACTGTGTCGGGCCTGTGATGACGTGTCGTCGCCACTTTCCGAGTTCCGGAAGCAGCAGTTTCGCATACGGAAGTCGGTCAAGCTTGTAGCGGAAACCGCCATGTGGACCACCTTCCGGCAGTCTGATCTCCGATTCCGCCCAAACTGGCAGAGATCGAAGGCGCACCGGCCGGCATGATCTCCAGAACGATCTGCAAAGCTGCGATTCTCGATCAATCGTTGGAAGTGCTGAAATCAACGCTTTCAACCTCCTCCAAGAGATCAACAATCATCGTGGTTTGCTCGCTGCCATACTTCCGCTCGAACCGCTCGAGCCCAGTTCGAAAGATATCCGCCTGCCGCTGAAGGATCTGCTGTACCTTTTCGATGTCCACAAGCTTTTCGGACTGCGTTTCGATCTTGAAATCTGCGAGCGTGTTTTCTCGCTTCAGTTTTTGGATCCGCTCTTTCAGATACTGCGTCTTGATGTCGTCCGGGTCACCTGTTGCGCCCTCGATCAACACCGCATCCTCGGACCATGCGTTTTCGCGAGCCCACTCAATGCATTCGCGAATATTGTATTCCCGAGGCTTTCCGGGACACCCACGTTTGAGCCACCGCGCGAAAGTCCGAGTGTCACATCCGAGCGTTGCAGCTGCGTCTTCCTGGCTTCTAGCCACCAATGACAATGCTGGCACCTATTACAAAAAACTGTGTGACGAAAATATCTGCGGAGCTTCGCAACAC